ACGGGAAAAGTCATGGTTCACCTACCTCTTTTATGTTGACAATTACCTGAACGGGTTTGGCCTTGTAGTACCAGTACAAGTTTCTAGCCAGCCACTCATTAGCTGCTCGCTGAGTTCTAAATGTCAAGTTCTTAAAGGCTTCTTGCGGCATCGCACCATGTTCTATCTGAACGTAGCGGCCCCTTGAGTCTTTCAGAGCCCAGCACTTGACCCTAGTCGGCATTTTTGCCAATCGAGGTCAGGGCTTGCGATAACTGCCAGCGCATATCCAAAATGATCTGCGTAATCCTTTCGTTATCGGCAAAAGCTGGGGTTCTAGTCAGACGTTTTAGCTCCGACAGGTTTAGGTCTAGCTTAATAATGATTGCTGAAATATCTTCCATGATTCCTCCTAGAATGGAATATCGTCATCTAAATCTTCAATCTTGGGTTCCTCGCGCACCTTGTCTCGCGGGGCTCCAGCAAACTCCAGCTCATTTAACCTTGCCCGCAGGGACGTTCCGGTAGTCCCGTCCTTGCGCTTGTATTCCTCCAAGTGTGGCTCGGATAGGGTCACAAATAGGCTCTGGCCCTTGACTAGGTGGCTCTGTAATTTCTCTACGCGGTCACCCCACATGGTCGCGGAGATCCATTGCGTAGGCCGCTTGCCGTCCGCACCTTTCTTGCCGTAGTCCATCGCCAGCGATAGATCCATGACGGGCTTGCCGTCTGCGGTGTAACGAACTGCTGGCTCCTTGCCGATTCTTGCTAATCCAATCAATAACATTTTTAGTCCTTTTCAAAATAAACAGCTTTGTTGTTGTAGAAATCAAACAGGGCTTCACACTCAGCCAAGAACTGCTCGGCTGCGGCTTCAACTACTTTGATTTCCTCCGGGCTGGGTTTGAACTTCTTAATGAACAAGTCCTTACCCTCACCCATGCGCGGGTCATAGGAAACAAACCAGACGGGCTTACCCGTGACTGCCGACTGTAAGGTCATCTGCGGTTTGTATTCCGCAGGGACTTCCTGATTGGCAACGTACTTCATGTGGGTCTTGGTCTTGGGGCATTTGATCTCAATCAACGACCCGTCACTCACGAATCCGTCCGGTGAGCATCCCAGAAAGGGTATGCGCGGGTGGTCAATGAATGGGCTGTCGGTCACGATCAAACCGGTCACAGACTCAAACCGTTCCTTGGCTGCGGCCTCTTGCTCAACCCCCCATTGCATATCAGATGTCGTGTACTTGTCAGCAAAGGTGTTGGTGATCCTCTCGGCCACAACCTCATAGCGTAGGTTCTCGCGCTCCGTGGACTCCTTACCAGACTTCAAGAAGTTCATAGCCGCCGCCATACGCGAGGCGGTAAGCTTACCTAGCCGGGCGTTCCACCAGTTCCCGTCAAGCTGGAATGGATTGGCTTCACGCATCTTTAGCCGCCTTTAGCTGTGTGCCCTTGTGTGCGGCCTCAGTCCTGACCAGCTCGCGCTCATCTGGGGTTAGAGCTTTCCAGAACACCGACAGGATCTCAGAGCTGGATGCCTCATTGATCAGCTTGACCAGCTCCTCTTTACTCTTGGTCGCACGTTTCTTAGGCGTGGCTTGCTGGTGGATAGCGTTCTGAACTTCATTAGCAGACGCAAACTCTGTACCGCCAATCCCTAGAGCTGCAAGGCTTCTCCCGTGGGCCGAAGTCTCCGCATTCTCAAGGGCTGAAGTACCGTTGATCTGAGAGGACTTGCGATACTCCTCGGCGTGTCCTGTTGCTAAGACCCTGCCGGTCTCATCCGCAATGATGGACTTCATTACTACGCAGTCAGAGTCACGGAACAAAACCTCTGACGTAAGCGACCAAGTTGGGTAAGCCTCACGGAACTTCTGAACCCGCAGGGCTACGGTCATGTACTCCTTGCCTTTAATATTTACTATGCCTGTATTCAAGTTATTCTCCTTAGATAAACATCGCTAGAACTGCTACGAGTGCAAACAACGCACCAGCCATTAAATCACCAAATTCTTCTTTAGTCATTTCTTCCCCATGTAAACGTAACGAGCGTAACGCTCTTTGCCTTTCACGCACATCACCGTGTTGATCGCCATGCCTTTGGAGCGCAGATTAAAAATAATGTCTGCAAGGCGTGTGGCGCGATACAACTGGATGGCTTGCCACGATGTTATGTGGCCACGGGTTTTCAAATGCTTAACGACCTGATCTACTTTGCTCATATTGCTTTCTCCTTAAGGTTTCAAATTCATCGGCTAATTCAATTAAACGCGCTTTCATGTTTTCAAACGGTTCTGGTGATGTTAGAAAACTTAGGTCGCGCATTGCTTGGGCAACACCTAAACACTTGTACGCAATTAAATCTAGTTCGTGGTTTGTGATTGGCTCCTCTTGTTGTTGTTGTTCAAGTTCTTGCTGGTGGTGTTCTGCGTCAGTCATTTCGTTGCCTCACAGTCTTGGTGGTCGGTGATAAAACGCTCAAGGCAGTCATGGTCGGACGTAAAGATGCGACCCTTGCAATGAACGCATTGGTGGTAATAGCCTTGGGGGGTTGTTACTCTGAGGACATGGTCAACAGGATCATCACGATATATTGACCAAGTAGTTGAAGTTGTCATTTATTCTCTCCGAAAGTAAGGCCGAAGCCCCGTTAGTTAAATCCAGCGTGGTGATTTCCAGATTTGCCCGTCATCATAACTGCGGACATGAATGTAATTGGCGGTGACTTTTACAACCACACCTTGAATCATTGCTTCTGTACGAGCAGACCGCTGTGAGCGACCGTTATAAGCAACTAAGTAAACTTCACATCCGATGTTATATGTTTTCATTTATTCTCTCCGGTTAGTTACGATCAAAGTGACCGTAAAAGTGATTATCCATATTAGTAAACTGTTTGCAAGGAGTTTTTAACCTTTTTTCAATTATTTTTATATTTCCCTACAAAGTGTGGGGTTAATCTAACTTGGACGGTATTGGAAACCGTTACAATTCATGCGTCGGAAGTGACACCCCGGCGTTTGGCGATAACCGTAGTTCAGAACCCTTTAGTGGGGGCTTGTAGTCATCGTTTGGTTATCGCCCGATGCTGGCCTGTCAAGCCCAAGTCTCCACTAAAGGGTTTTTCCATTTCCGACTGCGCGAAACGCCAGCGTATTGAAGCAGGCGGGGATGGGATAGAGGCTTGGGAATAAGTAGCCCAAGAGCCGGGGCCGACACCCGCTATATCCGTCTAGTAGTGGGCATGGCTACCTAGAGTACCGTTGTTACGGGATACATCTCCATGTAAGTCTGGCAAAAACCTGTTTTTGCTAGTTGGTCGGTCTTTGGTCGATAAGGACTTGCAAACAGTTTCTAAAAGCCCTAGTATTTCAGACATGGATACAGAAAACGTAGGCAATTTAATCGCAAAAGTCCCGCAGGGCTTGAGTCCTGACGAGTTCCTGATGGCTCTATCAAACCTAGTCGAGGCCCAGACCCGCGAGGCTTGCGCCCGTGAGATTGAGGCCGAGGTCGAGGATTACGACCGAGACTACCGGGAAGTTGGTCTTGAACTAGCAGCTCAGATAAGGCAAAAAAAATGACCCGTGACGATATAGAACACCTAGCCCTGTCGGTTGGGATGATCCGCACTCAGGGAGACCTGATTAAACCGCTTTGGACGGCCTCAGACGCCCAGATAGCCAAGATGCTAGAGGTTGTCATTGGGGACGTTAAGCAGAGCGCCTCCGAGGTCATGGTTAAGGCCATCAAGAAGGCCGTTCAGTACGAGCGAGCCGAGTGCGCCAAATTAGCTGGGTACGTCAGTAAAGAGGCCGCAAAGTCCATCCGGGAGCGCGAAGATGACTGACTTTGAGACCTTTTGGAAAGCCTACCCGAAGAAGAAAAGCAAACTTCAGGCGCTCCGCACTTGGGACAAGCTCGCCAAGATCAGACCGCCAATTGAGGAGCTGTTAGCTGCGATTGCGAGGGCTAGGAAGTCTGACTCTTGGGCCAAGGCTGGGGGCCAGTACATCCCATACCCCAGTTCGTGGCTTAACGACGGCGGTTGGATGGACGAGGAGGAAGTTGACCTACCGGACATCGTGAACGAGAAGCCTTGGCACGAGACTTGGCCCGGAATCCAAGCTAAAGGCGCGGAGCTGGGGGTGATTGAGAGTAAGTTCTCTAGCCCGCAAGACTTTAGGGCTGCGGTGATCAAGGCCGCCAAAGAAGGCCTGAAGGTCGCATGACCTGTGAAAAGTGCGACAAAAACTCGCCGGTTTTCAATCTCCAATGCACCGGCTGCCGGGACAGGCTTGTCATGGGAATAGACTGCAAGGTCTTGCGGGAGATAGAGGCCAAGTATTTGGATATGAAGTTCGGGTTCCTACCGGACTATAAGCGCGAACCCCATTGCGGGTGCAAGACCACCTGTATCAGGAAATCGAGGCTGCGTGAACAATAAACTCACCGCCCCCCAGAGACGGCACTTGGCGGCGGTAAAATCCCTGCCCTGCGGGGTTTGTGGAGCTGCGGAACCCTCTGATGCCCACCACATCGAGCAGGGTCTCCAGTACACCTGTATACCCCTTTGTAAGGACTGCCACCAAGGAAGCCATAACGGTATCCACGGTCGCAAGTCTATTTGGAACGTACTGAAAAAGACTGAACTGAGCGTACTGAATGAAACAATCGAAAAGCTCACCCGCTAGGCTTACCCTGCCGTGGCCACCGAAGGAGCTGAGTCCCAACTACTCAGGCCATTGGGCTCCGCAAGCGTCAGCCAAGAAAAAGTACCGGTTTGCGGTCAGGATGCTGGCCCTGCAAGAGAAG